AAGGACTAGTATTATCTTTTACAGTGCATTGATAAAGTTGACCCGGATTAATAGTAGCTAAAGAAATACCGTCATTATCATAAATGGTAAATGCAAGTGATCCAAAATTAAATATCTGAAATGTTCTACCGGTTCCTACTAAATTAGCAGGCGGAAAAATAAATTGATTATCGGTATTACTAGTACTTACATACATTTGTTGAGCAATTATAAACTCGGAATCTGAGTTATTTTCAGGCCATGCAAAAGTAGAATTTGTAGTTAAAATGATTTCTTGATATCCATATTGGCTAGGTGATACCGGATATATAGAATAAGGATTGCTATAATTAGATGTCATTGTAAATTCCTTGTAAAAAATCCTGATGTCTTGCGCATTTGTTCTTCACGTTGATACTCAGCTAAAGCTTGAGTGTATAATTGATCATATTTAGTACGTTCATCTGCTTTCTCATAAGGAATAGCTTCAAGTAAACAACGATAAAGTAATAAATTATAAGCATTATCGGTTAAAGTATTAGTCGGTGTAAGCTCACTAAGTGCTAAGGGTAACTGATAATATATTATTCTTGCCGGATAATTTTGATCAGGGGTAGGAGATATAAGAAAATTATTAACATCTGCTTCGGCAATATATTTAGGAGTATCTAATACTGATTGATCAGGCGTATATTTATAACAATAATCCAACGATGCTGATTTTACCGGTGTTAAAACATTATAAACTAATGGCGTTGCAGGCTTAGCGGTAAAAATATAAAATGTAGATAGATTTTTATAATCCTCAGGCTTTTGAAATGTCGGTTGGCCCTGAGCTAAAATAAAATCTTTAGTAACTCGATTTTCAATAGTTTTTAAAGCAAGTGCTATGGCTTGTTGAGCCATGGATATAAACCTCGGTATTTCATTGGATAAAGATAATGAAGAATTCTGCATGTATTGTTGTATATCATTGACCAATCCAAAATAACTATTTTGAACTAACGGCATAGTTGTCTTTTGCTCCCTTTTTATTGTTGACAAAGTACAGTAGTGTAACCACCGTCACTATTTATACCTGCATTATTCATCGCAATAAATTTTACACTTTTATTAATTACTTGTGAATTAAAAGTTGAAAAATTAACATTTTGTAAAATGGCTGAAGCATTCGTATTATTAGCTCCCGGTTGTAATAATACATAAAGCGGTGTTCCTTTACTTCCGCCACGAATTGTTCCTATATTTATTCCACCGACTATTATATAATTTCCGCTAACAATTACCGATCCGCCGCTTATAATAGTTAAATTATCTTCTAAGGTTACATTCTCGTATATAAGTATCTGTAATATACCTGTGCTTAAATCTGTAGCACCATTTGCTTGAGATATGGTAATATTAGGATTAAGAATTACCGGAGAGCCGCCGATAGTATAATTTACGGTATTACCGGTATTATTAAGTATTATAGCTTTAGTAGGCTGTACATAAAAAGGACGAGGAGTTTCAACCGGAAACGGATCACCCGGTAATGCAAGCACCTTCCCTTGAGGATTAGGTTCGGTTAAGAAATCTTTATGAACATAAAATCCGGTAAAAGTTAAAGTATTACCATACCATTCATATTGTTTTCTCAAATCATAATGCATAACCTTAAAACCGGACGTATCACATTTAGCGATAGGATTATGGTTTCTAAAAGAATAAGGTTGAAACTTACGATTTTTTTTATACTTCATAAATTGAACTGAAAAATATACGGTGCATGTTCGGTATCTTCTTGTTCGATATCTTCCATAGATTTTGCAGCCGATTGAATTAAATTAGTCATTTTATCAGGTGATATTTCAATACCCATGATCTTATCTTTCTGAGCAAGTTTTAAAGCTAAATTCGCACAAAAGGCTTCATAAAACCTATTAGGAATATTCAATATATCTGTTAAATAAACAATCTGCGGATTCATTACTTTTAAATTAAGAATAAGATAAGGATAATCGGGTTTTCCGTTAGGAACAGGCCATAAAGTAATGGAAGGGTTAATATCTCTATTTAATAAATAGCTTGAAACACTTCCTGTTAAATCTTTAGTTGCTATCCCTAAATATTGACTACGACTAAGTAAACTGATTTGCCTTGAAATATTGTGTGTACAAAAATATAGCTCCTGAATATCTAAAGTAGCTCCGTTTGTTTCTCTAATACGCCAATAAGGAGCTAAAATCGAAACTTTATTTACATACCATACTTGCTGACCGGCAATATATGTTTGTAACCCGGTAGTCGGTGGATTTTGATTATTAATAACCGGATAAATATTGTTCCAGTTACTGTTATCAAAAGAATATTCTATTGCTAATGTATATTGCTGCGTAGTATTAGATTGAATCCCGATATAATCAAGAGCAAAACCCGGTGCCGGAGTATAAGCATATGAAATATAGCCGTTAGGTGAAGTTTGTGTACAAGCCGTAGCGGAATTATTATCAAATGCATTTTGTGCATCGCCTGAACTTGAACTAGCGACTCCCCCTAATTGTCTAGTGATATTTGCAACAGATACTTCTCTATCAGGAATATCAGCAGTGCCTATTGGTAACTGATAACTTTTTTGACCACCTATTAAATTAGTCATAAATGGTTGAATGCTATAAAGATTATTATACCTTGCCCAATCGGTAAGCAAAATATTTAAAGAATTTATGCTACTTATAATTGGATTCCCGACAAGTTCAGGTAAAGTTAATCCGATACGTTCAAAAGCTTCTAAAATAATTTGATTTGCTGTTACATTTATAAAAGGATTCAGAGTAATTGCCATTTACCCCTCTTCTATAAGGTTCCTTGCTGTGCTATAGCTGCTTGGAATGTAATTGTTGTGCCGGAATTAATTACAAATCTAATTGCATAAACAGGTGCTGTAAAATTAAAATATAAACTGCTACCTTTTCCTGTCAGAACAACACCTGAACCACCAGGTGCTACTATAGCATTAGAAGTCCAAAGCGGAGTGCTAAATGTCGGTGGAGAAGTATAATATTTTTCAAAAGGGAATAATGTATACTGAATATCATAAGATATTAATCCTGTTGTCTGAGTCTGTATTGCCCATTGTGCATACGTAACGTTTGTCGACATTTTGAAAGGTACACTTTGACCTACAACTGCAATACCAACACTTAAATCAGTAATAGCATTATCAGTTATTACTGATATTAAAGTACTATAATAATTTGTTGAGCTGATACTTGAAGATGCTGCCGGTAATGCGATTGTTTCACTAATAATAGTACCAAATACATCTTGACCTGTTAAAACAGCAGTAACTCCTGAATTACTAGTCAAACCGGAAGTAAAAGTAATTCTTCGCCCCCAATTAGGGGTTGAAACTGAATTAAGTGGCACATTACCGGCAGCAGGTAAAGTAATATTAGCAGCATAAAAAGCAGTATCACTAGATATATAATTATCAATTACTTGAATTTGCATTAAAAAATAATCTCCATTTAATTATTTATAAGGAGTTGCGTACTGTGGTACTCCATAAATACTTGCATAATTTTGCGTACTTACATTAATAGTAGTATTCTCTATAGCATAAATAAATTGTAAGGTATGTCCGCCATCTGAAGGTATAGGCAAGGTTACAGTACCTCTAACATCTCCGGTAGTAGCTGTTGCTGATGAACCATCACCTTGTACTACAGCTCCTTCTGTTGCATTTACAATATTCCAACTGAAACTTGATACATCGTCTGTGACGGTAGCCCCAGTCGAAGTAAATGAACCTACTTGAAATGAAGTATTAGAAATAAGATTCTCTACAGCTAAAAATCCTATCGCAATACTTGTATTTACTACTGTTCTAGTAATTTGTAATATCGAATTTGCTGTAATAAATGGTGTAGAAATAACAGGACTTTGACCCGCTACTAATGTAGAAATACCGGAACTAATAAGATTACTCGCATAATTATTAGTAATAATATGTGCCTTATTCACTAAACGATAAGGAAGACCAATAATATCGGAAGTACCTATAGATAAATTAGAACCCGGGGTAGCGTTTGTCCAAATCCTAGTAACACCTGCAAATGCTTTTTTACCATAAACAGTACTGCTACCAACTAGGCTAATATTTTCACTCATAAATACATTATCTTCATCAAATCCCCATACAGTAAGAGTAACAGCTGAAGAAGCTCCAGCTAAAGTAGCAGATAATGCACGTGGAGTATCAAAGAAATAAACCGTATCTGTTGTATTAGTATATGAATTATAAATACCAGATACTGCTGTTACACCGCTTCCGGCTGTAAGGGTTACATAAGAATTTGCAGTCGGTATGGAAGCAGTAAGTAAATTATTTGTACTAGCAGCCAAAGGAGTGATTATAAGAGAACCGAGTTGAGGTTGCGGTACGCCTGTCTGTTCCCCATTGAGAGCATTCGCTTGTACTGAACCAACACTAATTAAATTTCCAAAATTAGTTGGTTGTACAACTTTATTTTGTGTAGTTAATGAAAAAACCATTATAACCTCTTTAAATTAAAAACCTTGACAACAAATAGTTGAACGAGCATTAGATGGACCACTCGAATAACGATCGAACCCACCCATACCGACTGTTCTATTTTTTTCATCCATCCATGAAGATACTTCAGCCATATTTTTCTCATAAAAAAGCAAACCATTCGGACAATCTGTAAATAAGAAAAATGAGTTAGGATTAGTTAAATAAGGATTAACCACATAACCACCTTTTATAAAACCTTGATGATATATAATGCCGATATCACGATTAGCAGTGCCGGGACGTTCAGCGTTAAATAACACCCGTCCTACATCATATTGAAGAGTCGGAGAACAAAGTAATTTATCGCCTTGATAATTTAATACTTTGCCGGCAGCGTCAGGTAATGTTTGAGCAATTGTGATCATATCTGTAAGGGCTGTCTCACCAAAAGTAGCAGGAGCAAGAACGTTAGAATATACGCCGACTGATGTCGGATGTTGGGTTGATGCAAATGGTTGGCCATCACCAATTGGATTAGAGGCACTAAATGCAAAATTAAATACATTTGTTGCATTCACATCACGAGTCAATACTAAAGAAGCCTTAATTTGTTCTCCGGCATTCGGGAATTCATCTGTATATAAATTATCATCGATTGATTCGAAAGTAAACTCAATAGCAGCAGAAAAGCTTGTATGATCGTATTGTGTTTTATTAATAATGAAATTGGTTTGTAATTCATATGCTTCGCCTTCGTTCATTGCTTTCGCATATCCCATTGGGGCATATTCAACAACTATATCAAATGCTTTTTTAGTTGGAACTAATTTAAAATATTTTTTATATAAACTATCATAATATTTAGCATCGCATAATACTAAACTTAATCCCGGCCACATAAAATTTATAATTTGTGATCTTGTTACTTGTGCCATTTAAATGTCTCCTTTTTAATGTTTAATTATATTGATAATGCAGCATTTAATATGCTAGCGTTGATCTTTACTAATACGTTATTATTTGCAACTCCCCAAGCATTTCCAAGATTTGGAGAGAGTCCTATAATTTGAAAATTAGTCGTTGCCGCAGGTGAACCCCCATTATGTTTTATTTGAGCTGTGGAATAACCGGTTGAGGTATTACCACTACCTGCACTAAAGCCTGTTTGAGCGGAAAAATTAGCACCTATCATTAACTGTGTAGCTGCAAAGCCTGTTGCTTCATCAGTAGCATTTGATTGCATATCATAAAGTGTCATGGTATCAACTTGTACCGCTACATATGTTTGGACACCTGTAGGTTTAGTTGTACCCCCTACCCAATATTGTTGGAGTGTTGTTGGCACAACTCCTTGATTCGGACTTGGTGCAACAATACCTGTCCCACCTGTTGTAAAGTCTTTAAATGCTCTTGCTGCCCCTAAAATTGCTGTATTTGTTGCACCAATAACTATATTGCCACTAGAAATTGTTACTGGACTGCCTATAAAAATACTTGAAGCATATCCATTGGCTATAGGATACCATAAGAAATTTCCTGAATAAGGATTATCAGCCAAAGATTTTACTGGATTCATGCCCAGATTTTGATTATAAGCCACCATATTAATTATCTCCTTTACTTAAATAAATTTACAAATTTATATAATGATATTATTTAACGAACGAAGTAATGTCAAAAATTTGTAAGATACCATATTAATTATCTTCTGTAGTTAAATTAAGTTCTGTAAATAAACTACAGGTAAAATTTACAGAACTTATATGCTGATATTATCTAACTAATAAAGTTATGTCAAAAATTTGTAATAGGGACTAATTAGAGTAGCGATTAGGACTGCCTATTGAATTATTAAAAATCATCATCTCTGGCAGCACGCCTTACGTGACTATATTCTTTTACCTTACCTTCAGCTCTTTCAAATAATCCGGAACGTTTCGGAAAGTAATTAGGTTTGCGGCCAGCAGTAGCTGCGCCTTTAAGTGCTAGTTCATAATGAGCTTGTTCATGATATTCCCAGACATATTTATCTATTTCCATTAATATATATCCATGTCTTATTACTACATCTTCATTACGATCTCTATTTTTTTCAGTAATAATATTAAAATATGGATGCATACTTTTTTTAACAGGCATCCAACCTCTTTCCATAAGTTCCATTTGATAATCTCTGTTACTAGCAAGATCTGCAAATAGCCACATCTTGTCAGGTGGGATTATTTCTTTCGGAATATGTAATTTACCAAGAAAGCTATTCATCATAGTCGTTTTATATTCATCATAAGATAATTTAGCTTTACGCTTATCTTCAGAACGAGTTTTAATAGCTTTAAAACTTACTTCATTCTCTTTATTTTCTTTATTTTCTAAATTACTCATGAGTAATATCCTCTTTCAAAAGCTTTATTCTGTTGGTGTTTATCGTTATACTTTTTATATAATTTGGCTTTAAGCTCAGGAGATAAAAGTTTACCGTTTTTATCTCTTACCTCTACTTTTTTAATAAGTTGTCGAGCCATATTATTTAAGACTCCCAAACTTCTATTTTTTCCATCTTTCATAAGATCTCCATTTCTTCTTACACCTGTTACCGGATTATTTATTAAATTATGCATTCTTTCGTCACGAGTACTATATTTATTATGCATAGTATCTTCTACTTCTCTATAAAACGAAGCAGAATAAAGTTTAGCTTTTCTACCGCTAAATATATATTTTTTCTTTAAATCTTCCATAATTGCTATTGTTTCATTAACAAGCCCTTGATCGTAATGCTCCGAGGCTGGATTCATATAAGAATTTGCTTTAATAAAATTTCTTGAATCAGGATCTAATTTATTTATATCGAATTGAGTCGATTGTCTTTGTGGAGCAGGACGATTATTAGTAGCATACTCTTCGTTGCCGGAAAAATCTTGAGGGGCATGCTTAGCAAATTCTCTCATTCTTAGATCTAAATTAAAACGTGCTTCATTTAATTTTTCTAAAGTATCCTCAGCTTGATATGCACGTGCCTTATCTTCCTTTAATTCTGCATCACGTTTAATAACTTTAACAGTTTCAATGTCATCTTGAACTTTTTTATATTCGGTAGCCATTTTTTCTGCTTCTTTTTGATAAAGAAGTTTACGTTGTTGTGCTATCTCAAACTCTCTAGCAATTTTCTCTTCATTACTTTGATTAACTTGTTCTTCTAAAGAATTTAAACGTTCTACAAGCTTTCTATTATTTTCAATTTCTTCTTGTTTAGCACGCTTACTTCGTTCATCAAAAGAATCTACGTCGATTTATTCTTCTTGTTCTTCATCAAACTCATCAATGC